AAAGATTTATATGTATAATACTATAGAACCCACCGGGGTTCACTACATCCCATACAGCCCCGCCTCTTCCTCTAAAGACACTCTAGAGACTTTAGAGTTCCCGCCCTAACTGGTTGACACTCTAAAACCCTCCAAAATGTATTTGTATTAGTATATATACTATGGAGGGCCTATGGCCACCTGCCTAGCCCTTTGGAGTCATTTATAACTTTTTATTATTTAACTTCAAAGATCTTTGAAGACTATTAAATGAGATCAATTTTAAAGCTCTATTAGAATTATCTAGTTAACAAAGATCTCCAAAGTCTAATAAGCCTTTAAAATAACTTTAAAAACTCTAGAGAGCTTTATAATTCAATCACTTAGCTAGTATTTAATAGGAATCACTAGTCCAAGCTCTAGATCAAAATAAACTCTAGAGAAATAAACTTAGATCAATTCTGAGAGCCTTAGAGATGCCGCCCTAAAATTTTATTACAATTTTAATATCAACCTACTAGGGGCATGATGCTATTCAATAGCGAGCTTCTGAGGAGCTTAGAAATACCTGAGGATTTATACAGTAGTTTTATTCAAGACAAAAAAAAGCCCCTAGAGCTTTTAAACTTTAGGGGCTTTTTAGTTAGCTAATATTTAACTATTAGCTTGAATTAAAGCTATTAAATCAGCCTTACTCATTCCGTTAAGACTAGGCTTTTTCTTAGGCGCTTTCTTAGAAGCTTTAGAAGCCTTCACACTAGTCACTTTCAGAGAGCTTATTACATTTATTTTTGTCTCTCTTTTTGGCTTAGAAGCTTTCTTATTGACTTTGATTAATCCGTCATCAATTAGTTGCTGCACCGCTTCACCAAATTTGTAAACAATGTTAAAGGCGTCATTCGGCATGTCCTTAAATAAATCATGATCATTTACTGCGCCCATCGTGTCATAGCCAATAGTTTTTAAAAGAGTTACCAAATTACCTTTAGTTCCTAATACGAAAAAGGTATAGGTATCATTCAAAAACTCATTATCGGAACAATCTATTGAGAAACCATCCAATTTATCTCCGGTATATTGCAAACCGGAATTATCTTGGAATCCAACATAGGGCAATGCCGGAACTAATGGTAGTTTTCGTTTTTGGCATTCAATATTGAATTGATCTCTGAGCTTGCATGCCGTCATCGCAGAATTTAGCGACCTAACATTGAGAGGCTTATCAGCAAGCTCTGGGTTTTCGATGATGTAGTTAGATTTATTCATAATATTTATTTCCTATTTTAAAAGTTTATTTTAAGTACTCCCGTTTGGAAGTGACTCCAGTATAAACACAAACCAAAAACGATTGCAAACTATCATGCAAGTTATTGATTTTATTAGATTTATTTTTCATCTAAATTTTAAATTTTTAAAAATTTTAGCTATATATATAAATAATATACATGGCACTTTTATAAAAAAATTATTAATGCCGGGCTATAAATGTATTTTTCTTTGCAAACAATATTGAGTGGTAATTATGGCGTGTCTATTACAGCCGGGTTATATATGTATTTTTGTTTGCAAATAATATAGGGTCGTAGTTGTGGAGTGTCTAATATGTTTTTAAATATTTGGGATTATATGTCGAGTTGGATTTTTCTCGGTTCGTGGAGTGTGGAGTGAGCTACAGACCACGGAATACGGGAGGGTTGACAAGTGTTCCCGAATCCTGATAACCTGCGCTTGCTTTGACGTTTTCCCTTATTAATCAAATACTTATAAAGAGAGGTTTATATGAACAACAATCATCCAACTTGGAAACTTACTGTAGTTAATGGAACTCTTGTTTGGAAAAGAGTTAAGTAATTTTATTTGAGAGGTGTAATATGAACATACCTTATGTACTTAAAAGTAATGTCAAACATTTTACTTTTCCTAGTGGACTAGCACAATTAACTGCTACCAAAACTGAAGTTGAAAAGAAAGATGTTGTACCTACAACTTCAAAGCCACTAAATATTAATGAACAAATAGAAGAGTTCTTTAAGTCAGGTGGAGATATTACTAAAGTTGATACTGGAGTGAGGGCTATTTCAGAACGAGAATGGTTTACAGATTCTTATCCTAAAAATAAAAATATAAAAGTAATCTTAAAAGTTTAAGAGGAGGATAAAATGTTTACACACGCTTTAGTAAACCGTAGGGGTATTATAGTAAAGAAGTTTCATTCTTTAACTGAAGCTACTAATGCTGCATTAATTCCTCCATTATATTCTAGACCATCATCATATGGTTATATAGTATATAGAATTGAATTTGGATCAAAGGTTTATAATTTAAATGTAGGTGATTGTATTTATTAGGAGACTTAAAATGACTACAAAAATAATCAAATATTTATTTGATGATTTAATTAATACGAGTAACTTTAAATCTTATAAAGATCAGTTACTTAGCCCTAAGTCTGGAGATAAATTCTCTATAGATATTAATATTAAAAATGGACAGCGATATTATAATGTAACTTGGGGTAGAAAATGGGCTACATTCAGACAGGCTTATGGCTATGGAGTGATTAAACTTAGTGTAGGTAAAGCTAGAGTGCATTTAAAAAATTACTATTGGCGCAAAGCTGCTAGTGATGCTTTTGGAAAACACTGTGTAACTCAACCATATTACCTTGATGACACTAAAACTTTTCATGTAAATAAACCTAGACGTAGAAGGTTGCCTAAAAATTGGAGAGAGGACTATTGATATGGATAATCTAGGGGCTATGGGAATGGCTGTAGCAGTTTTATTTGTAGTATTTATGGTAGTTAATATATTATTTTAAGGGCAAGCAAGGTCATGAGAATATCTCAAGATAAAAAGCATACACAATATGAATACTGGATTAGATAACAAATCCTATTTTTGAGATATTGTAGGTTCGATTCCTACCTTGCCCATCACTTTAAGAGTTAGTTTGGAGGTTAGTGTGGAAGATTTAGATCATTATACTTTTGTAAAATTAATGGGAGAAATACATGATTAGTTTAAGACATGGTGGCCCATATGATAGAGGTTCTTCTGATTGTTATTATGGTAAACCTAGAGAACCTCATTATTATGAAGGTCGTAGTTTAAAATCAAATAAAATAACAGATTTAAATACTAAAGAAATTAGTGACTACAATAAAGGTTATGATGACCAAGAAAAATCTGGAGTTAAAAAACAATATTGTTAATAGGAGAACCACAATGGATAAGGTAATAGATTTAGAAGCTGTAAGAACTAAAAAAGATAAAGATGAAGTAGAAACAAAACTACATCAGATTGATATGGCTCAAACTGGGATAGCTATGCTTTTAGGGAAAATGGATATGAGTATTTTAGATGGAACTATAGCCATGCAACTTTTAGTAAACAAAATTCTAAGAGAAAAAGAATGGGATGCAGAAATATTTAATGCTTATGCAAAAAAACTTGGAGCAATAAATAATATTAGCGAGGAGTTACATTAATATGAAGACCTACATCCATGTAAACCAACACAATATTAAAGCTAATAATAAAGGGGCTAACAAGCCTGTACTAACTGTAAAAAATTATAAACAAAATATTAAATGTAATGAAGTTAAGTTTACTAATGGAAGAGTTGTTTATAGTCCTGACAAACCATTGTCATGTGGGGCTAAAGTATGGATACAAACTGAAGACCCTGTAGAAATAGTTGGAGATAGATATGACTGATAAAAAAGAAAATAAAAAATGTATAGCTTGTAAACGCACTGATGGTATTGTAGTTTATCAAGATGATGGCGGTAGTAAAGTATGGTGGTGTGCCAATTGTTATACTGATTATTTAAGAAGAACTTCTAATAAACGGAGAGTTCGTTATGTTTCGCGACCACAATTTTAAAATAAATTCTTTTGCTCAAAGAAACGCTGATAACTTAGCCTTAGTTATACTAATGGTTTCGTTAAGCATACAACAAAAATGGTCTACAGTTGGTCATATGTTGTCAAATGTTAAACGAGAAAAGAAAGATTCTATATATGTTTGGGGTAACAAAGCAGCAACTTATGATTATATATCTACACATAAACATTTTATGTATGGTCAAATGATGGCTGCATTAAATTCATATTACTCTAATGATCTTAAAGCATTTTCATTGATGAAAATATTTTTAAAGATAGATGGTTTAGGTATAGCTAAAGCCGGATTTGTTTGTCAATTAGTATCTGGTTTAGTTGGATGTATGGATAGTCATAATATAAAAACTTATGGTGTCGATCCTAAGTCATTGGTTTTAAATAAAAATTTAACTAGCAAGCGAGGTATAGAAAACAATGAGAAAAAAATAAAACAATATATAAAACTATGCCATGACTACGGCACTAGAAATCTTTGGAACTCTTGGTGTTCAATGATAGCAGACAAGTATCCTAAAGATTTTGTTGATGCCCATCATGTATCTGAATTACATTACACATACTTAACTGGAGACTATAATGTTTCTGAAAGAACCATTTAAATATCGCACTTTAAAAGGTGCATATGATTCAATGAGAAATCAATATGACTCTGACTATATCTATAATGTAGAACTTGTAGAATCATTAGGTATTACAGGAGACTATTGGGTAGTAAAAGTATCAAACAAATCTGGTGATACTTTTTTAGGTTACTTAGACGATTATTAATCTTTAAAACTTGGAGATATGCCATGCAAAATATAACATCTTTTAACATTAAATCTTTTAACACTGACGCTCAAATCGAAGCTCGACTAGCACTAAGAGAAGCAAGTTATAATGGTGCTGACTTTGACGTAGAGTATTCTAATCTACGTTTAGATAATACCGGGGCTATTGTAGATAATAAATATGCTAGTGTTCGTAAAGACAACGGACAAATACTAGGGATTCACAGTAAATCTTACAAGCCTTTGACCCATAAACAAATGATAGATAATCAACGAGAGATTATTATTCGATCTGGTTTAGCTGATGGTTCTATAAAAGAAACTATTTCTTTAGATAAGACAGGTAAAAAGTGCTATGTTAAACATGATTTACCTAATCATTATTTGTACACTCCAGATGGTGATAAAGCAAATCTAAGATTTCTATCTACTAATAGTTTCAATGGTGTTTGGGCTTACATAGTTTCAGCCGGAGCTAAACAAGGTGCTTGTCAGAACAATCAATTATTTTTAAATGATGTAGCAACCCTCTATAAATCTAGACATAACATACACTTAAACCTAGATCATGCTGCTGATATGATGACCAAAGCAGTTCCAATATTTATGGAGCAGTCTGAAGTATGGCATAGATGGCATGGTACTAGATGCAATAATTACAAAGCCTTACGAATCTTTGCTGATGTAGTTCAGAAACCTGAGATTGCTAATACTTTACATAAACATATGGCTCCAAGTGAATCTGATGGTAATCATGGAGTTATAGAAATTGTAGATGGTATACACTTTACTGAGCAAGAGCATATCAAAAACAATAGAAACTTTTTGAGTCTTTGGAATCGTTGGAATACTCATTACAAAAATGCTTTAGGTCAGAATCTTTGGGGTGTTTACAATACCCTTACTGATTGGTCTACTCATGTTTCAAAGTCTAATGCTCCTACATACTCTGCTAGTATTCAACATACTAGAGAAAATAAAGTTCAAAAGGTCTTGAACAAAGATGAGTGGGGATTTAAAATAGCAGTCTAATTTCGGTGCGTGTGGTGTAGTCCTTTGGGGGGTGTAAAAACCCCCCGTTTTTTTGGAGAATAAAATGAATATACTTATAGCTATGGAAACAAGTGGCGTAACTCGTAGAGCATTTGAATCTTTTGCACAAGACAACGATTTGTTTTCTTGGAATATAATTAGCTGTGATCTATTACCTGCTGATGATAACTCTGCTAATCATATTGTTGGTGATGCTGTTGAAGTTATTAAGTACATGACTCCAACAAACTTAGAAACTTTAGAAAAAAAATGGGATTTAATTTTAGCTCATCCACCATGCACAGCGTTAGCTGTTAGCGGGAATGCTTGGTATGGTAAGAATATGCCTAAGAATAATGAAAGGTTAAAGGCTATTGAGTGGACAACTGACTTTTGGAACTTAGTTAAAAATTATAGTTATCATGCTATAATGGAGAATCCTGTTGGAGTGTTACCTTTTAAACCTTCTCAGTATGTACAACCATATGAGTTTGGACATCCTGAATCTAAAAAAACAGGACTATGGTTACATAATCTACCTAAATTAAAACCAACTAAAAATGTTAAGGAGATATATGATACACTACCCCGTAAAGAACAAATGAAAATGCACTACCTTTCACCATCTAAAGATAGGTGGAAGTTAAGATCAAAGACTTATCAGGGAATAGGTGAGGCTATAGCTACACAGTACGGAAACTTTATACTTAACCCGACCTAATATATGTGGAGTACAAAATGAAAATTAATGAAGCACTAAAAATAATGCTTAACTATTCAGACTATGATCCTGATGACATAGAATGGCAGAAAGCTTTTAATGATATTACTGAGGCTCTTGGTGTATACTATGATAAGAGATCAGGTAACTTTGTAACTAAAGATACTGGAGATGTGATATGAATGTATATATGTTAGTAGATGTAAAGGCAGCAAACTTTATAGGTGAAAACCATAAGCTATGTTATATTAATAAAAAAAATGCTGAGTCTATACAAAAAACTATGAAAGATAAACATAACGCTGAGTTTAGAGTATTAGAACTTGAGCTAATGGATACTGGTACTCTACATTTTAAAACTAATATAGATATTAATGATGATAAATATGGATGGACTAAAAATGACTTCAAAGCAACGACATAAAAATTTAACAAGTGACAGAAACTTTTTGTTTAGTAGAAAGAACCACAAAAAGGAAGAGTTTGTAGAAAACAAAAGAGAACTCAGTAAAAAGTTAGAGGTTCAAATTAAAGCCTATGTAAACTCTGGAGGTCAAATACAGAAGTGTACTCCCTGTACTTATTCAGATGGTCAAAGAATAGTAATGACTAGTAACCAAAGAAATAGAGTTTGCGGGGCTATTAAATGATATTAGGTTCAGTATTTTTTATACTTATTCTTTTTATTGACATAGCTATTTATCTTATGATAGACTCCTATATGGATGGTACTTGGGATAAAATCCATAATGATACAGAAAAAAACTTATGATGATCTAAGGTTACTTCTAGATACTTTAGAAGGATTACCTTATGAATCTCAAAAAGATATAGCATATGTAGATGCAGTTCGGTTAATCGTAGATAGATACGAGGAAGAAGATATGCGTAGAAAATCTCCACATGAATTAATTAAAAGTAATCCTGTAGCTAAAAATGCTAGGAAGTTCAACAAATCTATGATACACTCAGATCAATATAAGGAATCAAAGAAAGGTTATATAAAGCATAAAGGAAGAAACACAGACAAGGATGTCTAATTTAATAGAATTATCAACAACATACCTATGGAGGTATAACACATGGCGGTACTTAAAAACTGCAAAGTAGAGTGGGCTTCTATAACTGTCCCAAACACAACCTATGAACCAGTATATACAGTTAATGTATTATTGGATAACAATACTGCTAGTGACTTTGAGAAGCGTGGCTTCAAAATAAAAGAAACTGAGAACGGTAAAGCAATTGTTATTAAAAGAAAGGTTAATGGCCCGAATGGTATGACTCGTCCGGCTCCAAAACTATTTGATAAATCTAAGAATGAAATAGATGTATCAGTAGGTAATGGATCAACCTGTAATGTTCAATACAAGGAGTGGGAAGTTCAGCGACAAGGACAAACCTTTAAGGGTCTTGATCTTCAAGCTGTACAAGTTCTTGACTTGGTATCCTACAATCAAGCAGGTGATGAATTTGATGTCGAAGAATCCTTAGAGGAGGATGATGAACTATGAGTGTAACTCCTGAAACTCCAAGATTCAGGACTGACGAGGGAGACTTTAATGTCTCCCTTTTCAGCGATGAAGGTAAATTAAAATTTAAATTAGCGCAGAAAGCTGTTGCTGAACTGTCTGATTTAAGTGATAGAGTTATGATACAACGAGAAGCATTACAATCATTACGCCAAAGCATTATAGATAATGAATGTAATGATGATACACTTATTAAACCTGAAAGAGCGAGGACTGCTACAGGACAATATAAAGCTGATGATCCTTCTACACCGGATGTAAACGAAGCATACGTTCAGCCCGATAAAGAGGATTAGATATGGGATTTGCTAAGTATCATTTACCCTGCCCTGAGTGTGGGGGAAGTGATCCTGTCTCAGTAAATGATGACGGGTCAGGCTATTGTTTTAGTTGCACAAAGTTCTTTAAGAACTATGAGTCAGCTTGTAGAAGTAGCTTTACTCCTGAAAATGATTTTTGTAAACAGCCTGTAGATATTAAACCTTACAGGAATAATGCTATGAATAATGCAGAAGGAGAGTTTGTAGCTCTTACTGATAGAGGTATATCTTTAAACTCAGCTAAGACTTTTGGAGTCAAAGCTATAAAGAACTTACAAGGAGAAATAGTTAAACATCTTTATCCTTATTATATAGCCAATGAAATTGTAGGTTATAAAGTAAGAGAACAAAACAAAATGTTTACATGGAAGGGAACTGGACAAGGTAGTGGATTGTTTGGTGAACAGCTATGTCAATCAGGCGGTAAGTTTATAACTCTTGTTGAGGGTGAGTGTGATGCAATGGCAGCATACGAATTGCTTGGTTCCAAGTGGCCTGTAGTTTCTATTAAGAATGGGGCGGGTGGTGCAGTCAAAGATGTTAAACAATCCCTTGAGTTCTTAGAGAAGTTCGACACAGTTGTAATTAATTTTGACAATGATAAACCGGGCAGGGATGCAGCTAAAAAGGTAGCTAGAATATTAAGCCCCGGTAAAGCTAAGATAATGAATTTACCAGAGGACTTTAAAGATGCCAATGATATGCTACGCAAAGGGAGTTCCCATGCTTATACTACTGCTTGGTGGAGTGCTAAGATATATACTCCTAGCGGTGTGGTTAATGCCGGAGATTTAAAAGAGAAATACTTTAATAGAGAAAAGAAAGAGTCTGTCCCTTATCCGTGGGAAGGTTTAAATCAAAAGCTTCATGGTCTTAGATCAGGTGAGCTAGTTACCCTAACTGGTGGTACTGGTCTAGGTAAGTCTAGTATTACTAGAGAGCTAGAGCATTGGCTTATAACTCAGACTCAAGATAATGTAGGAATCGTAGCTCTTGAAGAACATGATATGAGAACATTGGATTGTCTTATGTCTATTGAGGCTAATGATAGACTGTATATAGATCATGTTAGAGAAGGCTATGATCAAAAATATTTAGATGAAATTTATAATAAAATTTATAGTGATGGTAGAGTGTGGATTCATGCTCACTTTGGCTCTAATGATATAGATGAAATCTTTAGTAAGATTAGGTTTATGATTATAGGTTGTGACTGTAAGTGGGTAGTAGTAGATCACTTACATATGCTTGTATCAGCTACCACTGAGGGCGATGAACGTAGAACCATAGATAGTATTATGACTAAGCTACGATCTATCGTTGAAGAAACAGGGGCGGGTATGCTATTAGTTTCACACCTAAGAAGGGTTGAAGGTAATAGAGGACATGAGAATGGAGTGACAGTAGGACTCAATCACCTCAGAGGTTCTCAGTCTATCGCTCAGTTATCTGATTGTGTTATAGCTCTTGAACGTAACCAACAGTCTGATGATCCTATAGATTCTCAAACAACTCATATGCGGATACTTAAATCTAGATATACCGGGGACGTTGGTATGGCTACCCATTTGCTGTACAATCAGGACACTGGTAGACTTAAAGAGTTAGATGCCGCAGACTTTGAAGATGATGGAGTAGAGTTATGACCTCTTTAGTATTTGACATAGAAACAGATGACTTAAATGCCACTAAGATTTGGTGTTTAAGTACCTGTGATGTCGATACAGAACACGTTTGTTCTTATTGGGGTGACAAACTTGATAAGGGTCTTCAAGCATTACAGGATGCTGATAAACTTATAGGTCATAACATTATAGGTTTTGATATACCTGTACTGAAGAAACTTACTGGCGTTGATTTGTCCGGCAAAAAACTAATAGATACTTTAGTTCTTTCTAGATTATTCAATCCAGTACGAGAAGGTAATCATGGCCTTGAGTCTTGGGGTTTTAGATTAGATTGTCCTAAGATAGAGTTTAATGATTACCAAACATTCTCTATTGATATGGTTAAGTATTGTGAGCAAGATGTATTACTTAACAAAAGAGTTTATGATGCTTTGAGTAAAGAGAAGCATGGGTTTTCTAGAGACTCTATAAACTTAGAACAAAGCATAGCAGGTATACTAACTAAACAAAGAGATAAGGGATTCTTGTTAGATGTTAAGTTTGCTACGCTTTTGTTGGCTACATTAAAAGATAAGTTAGATGCTACAGTTGCAGAAGTACATAAAGAATTTAAGCCAGAGGAACATACTTTAATTCTTTATCCTGTTAAAACTAAAGCAGGTAAACTATCTAGGATGGCTGTGGCTTCTGATGGTACTAAGTATAGGTTAAACTCTGATGAGTACGATGCTTTAGAAGCTCACGATCAAGTCGCAAGAATTAGTCGAACAGAGTTTAATCTAGGTTCTAGAAAACAAATAGGAGAATACTTACAGAAGTTTGGTTGGAAACCTAGTAAGTTTACTCCCACTGGTCAGCCTATTGTAGATGAATCAACTCTTAAAAGAATAGATTCTATACCTCAAGCTAAACTTATAGCTGACTATTTGATGTACCAAAAACGTATAGCTCAAATTAAATCTTGGTTAGATAATGCAGATGATGATGGTAGAGTTCATGGCTTTGTTAATCCTAATGGAACTATAACAGGGCGTATGACTCATCGAGAACCTAACCTTGCACAAGTTCCTAGTTCTAGCTCTCCTTATGGAAAAGATTGTAGAGCTTGTTGGATAGTACCCAAAGGTTATAACCTAGTAGGTATAGATGCTTCGGGGCTAGAACTTAGGATGCTTGCACATTATATGAACGACAAGGAGTTCACTGATGAAATTTTACATGGAGACATACACTCCGCTAATCAAAAAATTGCAGGACTTAAATCTAGAAATCAGGCAAAAACTTTTATATACGCCTTCATATACGGAGCGGGAAATGAAAAAATTGGAAGCGTGGTTGGAGGAAGCAAACAAGATGGTCAAAGACTTAAACAACGTTTCCTTGATAATCTCCCATCACTTAGAACTCTTAAAAACAGAGTTACGAGAGCAGCAGCAAAAGGCTTCATCAAAGGGTTAGATGGTCGTAAGATTTATATTAGATCAGCACACTCAGCCCTTAATGCTTTACTACAGGGCGGTGGTAGTATAGTAATGAAGAAAGCTTTAGAACTTTTAAACCAATATATTATAGAACATAATCTTGATGCTCACTTTGTCGCTAACATACATGATGAATGGCAGATAGAAGTAGTTGAAAAAGATGCACAGCAGGTAGGTAAGTTAGGAGTTAAAGCTATACAACAGGCGGGACTTGAGTTTGACATGAAGTGTCCTTTAGATGGTGAATATCATATAGGAGATAACTGGAGTGAAACACACTGATAATTTAAATAGTCAAGTAGAGATGTTTACTAAGGCTTATGATATAGAAGGCAACGAATTAAAAGGAAGTCATCAAAAAATATATGACGCTATGAAAGATGGAAAGTGGATAACCTTAGAGACTCTGGCTAAGAAAGTAGGAATGACAGGTTCAGGAGCTTCTGCCTGTATGAGAAACTTACGAATGCCTAAATTTGGTAGTTACACAGTAGAGAGAAAGCATATAAAGGGAACACTTTATAAATACAGGTTAGTATTATGAAACATAATCCAAGTAGAGTAGGTGATCTAGCAGAACATTATGCTATTACATGGCTATGGGATAACGGCTATCATGTTTTTAAAAACTGTGGGTGTACTGGCCCTGTAGATATTGTGGCTATGTCTCCAGAAGGAGAGATAACTTTAATAGATGTTAAGTCTTATAAGGATGGAAGACTAGCATCAAAAACAGATGTACAGAAAAAACTAAATGTGCAATACTTACATTACAATTCTAAAAGTCGCAAGTGTAGATTTGTGAGGCATAGAAAATGGATGACTTAGTTCAAGACATATACAAAACTATAGAACCTTTATCAGATGGTAAAGCCATAGATATAACTGATCAAGATATAGAAAACTTTGGCGAGTCTATGAAATCTGTACTTCGATCTTGGGCCAACCCAACTCATAGGGATTCTAACTTTAATATTAGAATGTCTAATGTTGGTAAGCCTGTTAGACGTTTATGGTTTGATAATAAATATAAACAATCTGATTCTAAACCTAGTGCTCAAACACAGATTAAATTTCTTTATGGTCATATGTTAGAAGAATTAGTTAAATTATTTGTTGTTATATCTGATCATGATTTAACCGGGGAACAAAAAGAAGTTGTTGTTGATGGCGTATCAGGACATATAGATTGTATAATAGATGATGAAGTAGTTGATATTAAAACTGCATCCGGGTTTGCATTTAATAAATTTAAAAACGGAACACTAAGAGATGATGATCCTTTTGGTTATCTAGGACAGCTTGCAGGTTATGAAGAGTCTGAAGGTACAAGTAATGGTGGTCTTCTTGTTATTAATAAAGAGAACGGTGAGCTTTGTTTCTATCAACCAGAAGATTTAGATAAACCAAACATAAGAAATAAAATTAAAGCTATAGATAAAGCATTAAAAGATTCAAATCCTCCGGCAGAATATTGTTATAACACTATACCTGATGGAGTTAAAGGTAATGAAAAGCTACACAAAAACTGTGCTTGGTGTCCACATAAGTTTGAATGCTATAAAGATTCTAATAATGGTAAAGGTTTAAGAATCTTCCAGTATTCTAAAGGCTACGCTTTTCTTACTAAAGTTGTAGTAGAACCTAAAGTACAGGAGCTAGACCATGAATTCAAAAACTTGCAAGAAGATACGGAAGCAATCTAAAGTTGTACTAGTAGAATGGTTTAAGACTTTAGTATCTGAAGAACAATCTAAAGATATAAACGAACGTAATATACTTTCGTACCTATCACATCAAACACACATCTTTGCTAACAATCAAATGAGATTAAGTGCTTACTCTTTTAAATGGACTGTTAAGAGAATCAAAGCTTTAGTAAAGAAAACTAATATGGACGTTGACAAAGTGAGGTTAAAGGACATTGACCAAAAAAAGAGTACGCAAAGGATTTAGAAAGCCTAGAGTTAAACGGCCTAAAGAAAAGAATGTTCCTCCTAGTTATGATTCTAACTGGGAACATGAACTTCATAACGGCCTTCTTAAACAATGGGATCATCACACTAAAGAAGTAGCTTATATAATTGAGCACGTTTACGAACCTGACTTTGTTAGAATTATGGGTAATCAAATAATTCTTTTAGAAGCTAAAGGTAGGTTCTGGGACTTTGCAGAATACAGTAAATACATATGGATTAAAAAGGCTTTACCGCCCAATACTTCATTAGTATTTTTGTTTGCCAATCCTTCTGCTCCAATGCCACAGGCTAAAAGAAGAAAGGATGGTACTAAAAGAAGTCATGGTGAATGGGCTTCCGCAAATGGATTTGATTGGTATAGTGAAGACTCATTACCTGATAAGTGGATAGACATAAACTATCGTAAAGATAATACTTTAAATATTGAAAGTGAATAGGAGACACTATGAGTATTGATGATGCAACACCTAAAGAGTGGGATAATGTTAATGAAGAATTTAAAAAAGATGGAGGAAAATCTTTTCTTGCTGACCTTTGGAACAGCCAAACGAATGATGAAGTAAATCATCCTAGTCATTATAATAATGGCAAGATCGAATGTATTGAAGCAATAGAAGCTGCTTCTACTCAAGAAGAATTTGAAGGATATTTAAGAGGCAATGTATTAAAATATGTTTGGCGGTTTAAATACAAAGATAATATTAAAGACTTGCGTAAAGCTCGTTGGTATTTAGACAAACTTATAGAAAAGGTAAACAAAGATGTGGGATCGGAAAGCTGAAAGAACCGAAAGGTACAACAGAAAAAAGAACTCAATAAAACCTAAACCTAAGAAGCAACCTATAAAAAAGAAGGAGAAGAAACCTAATGACTGAGAAGATTGGAGTTCAGCCATACTTAGGGATAAGAATAGATTACGGCAAGGAAGATTTATTAAATACTTTTACAAAAGAAACCATAAAAGATAGATACTTATGGGAAGGAGAAACTCATGCTCAAGAGGCTTTTGCACGTGCCAGTATTTTTGGTGGAACTTATATGGGGAATACTGACTTTGATCTTGGACAGAGACTTTACGAGTACGCTAGTAATCTTTGGTTCAGCTTCAGCACTCCTATACTTTCTAACGGGGGAACCTCTCGCGGTTTACCTATCAGTTGCTTTCTTAATTATGTACCTGATTCAAGGGATGGTCTTTCTGTTCACTATGATGAGAACATATGGCTTGCAAGTGGAGGTGGAGGCATCGGTGGATATTGGGGTGATATTCGGAGCAATGGTGTGGACACTTCTAACGGTAGCAGGTCTACTGGATCTATACCTTTCATGCACGTTGTAGACTCTCAGATGTTAGCTTTCAATCAAGGCGTTACAAGAAGAGGAAGCTATGCTGCTTATATGAATATATCTCATCCTGAGATAGAAGAGTTTATAAATATGAGGAAAACTACTGGCGGTGATTTAAATAGAAAATGTTTGAATTTACATAACGCTGTCAATATATCTAAAGAATTTTTAGATGCAGTAGAAAAAGATTCTGAGTGGAGACTAATAGACCCTAAGACTAATACCGCAGTTAAGATAGTATCTGCCAGAAACTTATGGTTTCAAATACTACAGACTCGTATGGAAACTGGAGAGCCTTATCTTATTAATATAGATAACTGTAATACTGCTCTACCAGAAGAACAAAAGAAACTAGGGTTAGAGATTAAACAAAGTAACTTATGTTCTGAAATAACTTTACCTACCAATGAAGAAAGAACTGCTGTCTGTTGTTTGTCTAGTGTTAATCTAGAATATTTTGATGAGTGGTCTAAAGTAGATACATTTATTCCTGACCTTATAACTATGCTAGATAATGTACTTCAAAACTTTATTGATGGCGTTGCAGGACAAAGCGGTTACAGTAAAGCAGCTTATTCTGCTATGCGTGAAAGGTCTGTGGGACTTGGAGCTATGGGATTCCACAGTTATTTACAGAAGAACAATATAGCTTTTGAAAGTATGTACGCATCTTCTTTTAATAACAAAGCGTTTTCTTACATAAAAGATAGAGCTTCTGCTACCACTAGGAAACTTGCAGAAGAAAGAGGAGAAGCCCCTGACATGAAGGGTAGTGGTAAACGTAATGCACACTTACTTGCTATAGCTCCTAATGCTTCTAGCTCTATTATATGTGGTGGTACTAGCCCCTCTATAGAACCTAACAGGGCTAATGTATATACACACAAGACTTTAACAGGGAGCTTTAAAGTTAAGAACAAATACTTAGACGATCTTTTACTTGAGCTTGTACCTAGTAAAAAGAAACGTGATGAGATATGGAAAGATATAGCAGCACATGAAGGATCAGTACAACATTTAGATATATTATCAGATGCACAAAAAGAGATGTTTAAAACTGCTCCTGAAATAAATCAGATATGGATAATAGAACACGCTGCTATGAGACAAAAATATGTTTGCCAAAGTCAAAGCGTAAACTTATTTTTTAAGACTCCATCAATAGAAGCTGACCAAGAAACCCATGATGTTTTCTTACAGTATCTAAATGATGTACACTGGGCGGGAATACATAAACTTAAATCTTTATATTACTTGCGCTCTAATGCTGCTCGTAATACAGAGAATGTTAATATCAAAATTCCTAAAATTAATTTAGAAGAAGAGGGGTGTCTAAGTTGTGAAGGGTAAAGTCATAGAAGTAAAATGGGACGATGCTTGGATTGATACTGAAGATGTTTTAATATCTGAAGCTAAGAAATTAAAAGCTGTGTCTCGTTCTACTGTAGGGTGGTTAGTATCTGACAATGAAAATGAATTGATACTAGCTACTGATATGTACCACAATGACAAAGACAAAGAGTATGTTAATGCAATAATGGTTATACCTAAAGGTATGATAATACAATATTGGGAGTATGAAATAAATGAGTCTATTAGGAACTAGAGATTATTATAAGCCTTTTGATTATCCGTGGATGTTTGATTACTACGTCCAACAAAATCAAATGATATGGCTACCAGAAGATGTTCCGCTTCACAATGATGTGAAAGATTGGCAAGAAATGGACGACACGGAAAAGAATTTACTTACACAAATATTTAGATTGTTCACACAATCAGATGTAGATGTAGCATCAGGATATATAGATAGATATATGAGGGTCTTTAAAAAGCCTGAGTCTAGGATGATGATGTCTTCGTTTGCTAACATGGAGTCAATACATCAACACGCTTATAGTCTACTGTTAGATACTGTAGGGATGCCTGAGATTGAGTATAAGGCATTTGCTGAGTATGAGGCTATGGCTGACAAGCATGAATATATAAGTAGCTCTCCATTAAAAATAAATAACAAAGAATCTATTGCTAAAAACTTAGCAATCTATTCAGCGTTTACTGAGGGACTTCAACTGTTTAGTAGCTTTGCAATACTCTTAAACTTCCCCCGGTTTGGTAAGATGAAAGGTATGGGGCAGATAGTTACTTATAGTATTCGGGATGAGTCCCTTCATGTAGAAGCAATGACTAAACTCTTTAGAGAATTTATGCAGGAAAACATTAACCTTTGGACAGATGATTTCAAGAAAGAAATATATACTGTTTGTAGGCAGATGGTTAAACTAGAAGATAAGTTTCTGGATTTAGTATTTGAGATGGGAGACATACAAGGTCTTACTAAATCTGAAATGAAAGAATATATAAGATACATAGCAGACAGGAGACTGTTGCAGCTAGGATTAAAAACTAACTTTGGGGTAAAGGATAACCCTATTGATTGGATAGATGATGTACTAGGAGTAGAACATCAAAACTTTTTTGAAGGCCGAGCAACAACTTATATGAAGGGCGGTCTAAAGGGCAGCATGGAGTCTGTTCAATTTAAAGGAATAGCAGTAGAGGGGTAATAAATATGGACAGTAAAGAAGAAGGGAATCTTGTTTCTTTTAGAGTGTTTTTAGCTAGAGATGGAAATATTTTATCTGAGTTTAAATATCTACCAATAGAAGATATAGGTAAAGTATTTCCAGAAAATGAAATACCTATTATACAAAAAGTAATTAAAGAAGGATTTTTTAAACTAGAGGGGCTACACGATTACATAGAAAAAGAAGTTAAAAACTTAACGACAATTACTTAGTAGCTTTGTGGTGCATAAATGCGGTAGCCCCCATGTATGTACCAACAATGCCACACATAGAAAAATAAAAAAGCCCCAACAAATCTGACAGAGCGTTTACTCTACTATCAGATATGAGGGGCGTAAATAAAACTACCGTAGTTACCACCATAATAATGATAGCTAACCAAGCCATCATCTTTTGAGCTTCAGACTTTTCTTCTCTTAGTTCTAAGTCTACCATTTCTTTAGCTCTATCTAGTTCTTCATCACTGATGATGCCATCATTGTTTAGATCAAACTTCTCGTACTTAGACTGTAGTTCTAGTTTCTTTGGAGACATTGTTAGTGCGTCTTCTCCTTACCATCAAATATTTTATGAGGCTCTGACATAGCTACAAATTGAGTCTCAAATATTTCTCTGTAGGTTTCAAAGTCTACTATGTCTAGTCCTCTAGCAGCGTGTGTTCTAGCATATATCTGGTAAGCTGCTCCTAGTTGATCTTCCGTGTACAGTGCTAACATACTAACTCCCCATTACTGACGTAACTATAAATCCTAAAAACATCATTCCCGAAATAATCATTGTGCCTATTAGTGTTAAGTCTAATAAAAATTTTCTACGTTCTGCTATTTTTCTTGCAACTACTAATCTTCTTTGTCTTTCTTTTTGTCTAGCTCTCATCATAGATTTGTAAACATCAGCTTGTCCTGAGTATACAAATAGTTCTCTTAATTGTTTCTCTAGTTCTTTTGCTTTATGTTCTGCTAGTGCTACCTCAAGCGCATAAGCCTCCACAGACTGTGCAGCAAACACCTTCTTACCTATAGGTGCATGATCTGAATCTGCTTTAGCTTTATCTATTTTGTCTTTTGCATCAAAGAATTGTGCAAACTGAGATGATAACTCTTGGGTGTCCTTACCTAATGCAAGACCTTTTTTGATTATGGTGACTGCTCTTGAGGCAGCAGCAATAGCTACTGTAACTTCTACCATTACTGCCTCTCCTCAATTTAATATCTTCTAAATAAATCTTCAGCAGCACAGTGATCCATAGTTCTGCAAATCCTTACGTTTTGCATATATAATTGTTGATCCATCCAATTCCACTCAGGATAATCTGACATCTGCATACTAACTTCGCTTAACGAACATCCTGTAAGTGATAGTAAAATTATTATTAATAGTCTTCTCATTGACCTGCCATCATCCTCCTATCTATATTGCAATAATTAATATTAGTACAGCCACCTAAGTTTAAAATATTTTGATTGCTTGGAATATTACGCATAAAAATATCTTGGTTTCTGGCATCTTGCATGGCCCAATCTTGAGCAGACCTTTCCGGCAAACTACTGCAACCAGTTATAACTAAAGCAATAAGTAAGTATCTCATTGTGCTACTAATCTCCTGTTGTTTCTTTCGGTTAGCATTTCCTGATAACCTTCTTCATCAAGATGAGTTACTGCTATCCAAGCATGAGTCATTTCATCTCCTGTTCTACTGCCTCCATAAACCCACTGATCTGCATCAGGGTTGTTAGGATTATCTTCAGTGTTGTCGTACCACTGTTTAAGAACCAGTACTGCCCCTGTTGGAATCAAAGGTGCAAAGTCTGGATCATAGATGTGACTGTGATGCCATGTTGCACTCCAGTTAGATACCTGACTAATCTGCTCTGTTACTCCAGTATCAGGGTAAAAGATTTCAAAGCTTGCTGCATTCATTCTTAGGTGTCCGTGAGGTTGCCATGAATCAATGCGAACAGGGTGATCAAAGGAGTGGAATCCCTGAGTCATGTGATAACCATGAGGAGGAATAACAATATCATCTTGATCACTTATTCTGTAAAGCTTGAGGTCTTGAGTATATGTAAGTTCTTTAGATTCCTCTGGAGAGTATAGCCATAGTCCTATTTCTACAACATTATCTTCAATAATAGTTCCGGGTGCTATAGCTCCTAAACCACCGGGAAACATATGAATGTCCCAAGCTATCTCAGAGTTAGCAGGTATAGTACGACAGACACCTTCAGGTACTATCTCACCCCACTTACCCATAGCATACTCTGTCAGCATCCCATACCTCTCACCATCAACATTAACGGAGCTATTGGCATGATGCACTACACTCTTAGCATCGCCTCTGGGTTTAACTTGGATAGCTTTAATACATCTATCCTCTGTCAATCCACTAGCTACATTATGTTTGTGCCATAGGTCATTGCCACTGGCAGGTATATCTATAGGAGTAGAAGGAATAACCATTGTAGGTTCTCCAAAGTCTTCGTAGAAGTTCCACTGATCGGGGTCTGAAAGGGCCGGAGGTTGTACTACAACATCTGTATTTCCATACTCTGATCCGGCATCCACCCACTCTACTATCGTGGCTATATCGGCCTCTGAGAGCCTCCAATCACCATGTAATTCTTGTATTCCTATACCCTGATCATAGGCATATGGAGGCATCTCTCTGTTAGCAACTTTAAGTTGTATCAAAGGACTCCACGGTCTAACTTGATCATACGTTTCAAACTGCATTGGGCCTATGCCACCATCACGGTGACACACAACACAATTATTATTTATTATTTCAGCTACATCATCTACATAAGTAGGTGTTCCATGAGCCATAGAGCTACACAACATAGCTCCAACTAGTAGTAAATATCTCATATCAATAACTCCATATCCACGGTCTAGGCCGTTTGGGTGAATTTTCTATGTCATCTAAATGTATAAATCTACTGCTGCCTTTTTGGTTAATACCAATACCTGTGAACTCTCCAGACTTCATAGCAGCTTTTACAAGATTATATGCTTTCTCTCCAGAGACTCCAATGTCTATTGCGTGTCCTGTTGCGTGTGCGCCCGGAACTTTCTTACGAGCTTCTATAGGATGTTCTGGACATCTATAGCCACTATTAACAGGAAAAGGAAAACCTAGCTGCTCTCTAAGGACTTCTACTTTCTTCATAAAGTTTTCGTCTATGTTACTCTTACCACAGTGAGAGCATTTTAGTTCATCTTCTGTGAAGTATTTCATTTAACCTCCACCTCCAGAAGCAATTAAATTTTGTAATTTAAAAGTTTCTTCTTCATTTAATTTTCCTAAATTAATTTCAACTATGCTTCCTTCTCCGGGTTTACTTCCAAAATAAGTACCTACATTTCTTGCTTGTGCGTAACCACTTAACCCTGCATTTTTAATACCTTTAACAAAATCTATAAATTTAAATTTATCTGGAGCATTATTAAAATTATATCTATCTTTTATGATTACTTCTCCATCTTTATTTATAGTTATATTAGCTTGACCTATAGTAGTTTTTACAGAATAAGAAGGATTATCTAATAAAGATATAAAATTTTTATTGCTTCCACCGCCACCAACATCTGCGTATTGAGAACCTTCACTATGCGTTTTGTAATCTTCATATTCTATAAATTTGCTTCCTCTATTTATTGCATTTAAAGCTGCATTTCTTAAAGCTTCATATTCATTCTTTTTTAAATCAGCTTGAGTAATAGGATCATCCCCACCCATCACATCATATGTTAATTGTCTAACATTTAAAGGAAGTCTTAAATCTATATTGTCTATAGTTTCTTTGACTTTATTAAAAATACTAGCCTGACTTCTTGCGGGTATAATTTCTGGAGTAGGTTCTTTTACTTGTTCTACTTGTCTTGTTTCCCATCGGTCTTTAAAATAATTATTAAACTCTGGAGAAGCAGATTTATAATTTCTAGAAAAATCTAATGCTGTATCTTTAGATGTTCCAAAATTTATATACTCCCCTTTACTTATAGCATATGTTCTGGCATCTTGATTATTTAACTTTTCTAATCTTCCAGACTCTCTTTCTACTATTGTAGGATAAACTATCCAATTACCTCTTAGCCTACCTTCTTCCATAACATCTGCTGCCATCCTATGAGTTTCTAATGCTTGACCATCCTCACTAACTAAAGCTAATGGATTGCTTTCAGGAATTAAAACTCTTCTTACAAAATTTAAATGTTTATTATTTTCTAATGCTTGTCTATTTCTATCAAATAAATTTTGAGATTCATTATATTCTGTGATGGCAGGTTCAGGTCTTACTTGTAAAGTAGGTTCTCTTTTAGGCGCATCAGATTCTTCAGGCTTTTCCATTTTTCTTTTAGATTGATCTAGCATTTGATTTGCTATTTCTTCTAAAACATTTCTTTGTCTAACCTGTTCCTTTTTAAATTTATATTTTTCTATTTTTGGTTTTTTTATAGACCTAGTAATAGATTCAGGAACTTCAACTTTAAAGTCTGACTTTGTAGCCATTAAGCTGTACCTCTTAATTTAGTAAGGCTAGATAAAACTCTATGTTTTTTAACAGAACTACCCTTTGCAAATTCTTTTCTAACATCTCTTTCTTCTTCGTCTACAAAAGCTTCTCCGGCCTGTACATCATAAGGCAGTCCCGTCATCTTATCTACACGCTCATCAGGTTCTTCAGGAGCTTGTGGTACATCATAAACTATACCGCCCTTTGCATACCCTCTAGTATATTGAGGCTCTAATGCAGGTCTACCTTCTTTTATAGTATCATCTAAGCTTCTTAATCTTTCTCTATAAGCTTCAAACAATTCAGGAGATAAAGTTCTAAGAGCTTGTATTCCCGGTACTCTTGTCTGACCTATTGCTTCAAATATAGTGCCTCTTTGAAGTACTGTAGATAAATCACTACCTGTTGGGCCTATTAAAGCAGTAATTATATTAACAGGATTTCCAGAATATCTCCAAGCATCTAACCCTCTAACAATAGGTTCTATAGGGCCATATCCTCCATGTCTTTTAATAGCATCTAAAGTAATTTCAGCTTCATCTTCGTAGTCTTCACTTTCTCCTCTTGACCTAACATAGTTACCAAATCTTGCTACCTCAGTCATAATAATAAAAGCAGCTAATGAATTAGCAGTTACTTTTGCAGATTTATTTCTTATTGCTTTACCATAAAAATCAGCTAATACAGTATTAGAAAATGCTGCCGGATAAGAAAGTAAATCAAAAACCCATCCCCATTTAGGATTATTGTAGGCCATTGGAACTGCTCCTGCTGCTTTTTCTGTAGGTATAATTACTTCTCTAACATATCTTGGTACATTTTTAAGAACACCTTCTTGCCAGTAAGCGTCTTTAGTATCCGATCCATTTTTAACCCAATTAATTCCTTGTTCAATATCTATATCTAACTCTAAAAGTTCTGCTTGTTTAGTTTGAAGAGTTTTATTTTTTAATTTAGATTGTGGTCTAGTAACTCCTGCATCATGTAACATAGTTAAATTTTCTGCTATAACACGTTTTGCAGTATTGTGAGATACTAATTGAACAAATTTAGTCCATTGATCAATTAATACTCCTCTGAAAAAATGATAATTAACTTGCCCTAATTTTCCTGTTATATTTCTATCGCCTGTTCTTTGAGACATTTGAGACATAGCAGTATTCATTATAGAACCAACTTCTTCCATTTCTCTCCATACTTCAGGTGCTTTATATTTATATTCACGCGCAAGTTTATTTTTAAAATTTACACCTATTGTTTTGGTAACAGTACCTAAAGAATCAACAAAACCATAAGCAGCATTTTTTGGCCCTGCTTTAGCAATATTAATTAATGGCTCTGTTAAACTAGTAATTGTAATAAGAGGAAGCAAAGCTGTTCTTCCACTAACAGTCCAAATATCTTGAGCTAATCTCTGTCCTCGACCTACAGGCTGTATACCTTCTCCAGTTAAATGTTCCCAAACATTTTTTAAATTTGTTGTAACTCTTTTTCTTTCTCCCTCACTTATACCCGCACTTTCTAACTCTGCGTCAATTGGATTAACCCACTCTTTTTGAAAAGTTTTTACATTTTCAAGTGGACTACTGTAAACTTTAACTCCAAAAATATCTTGTTTAGCTATAGCTCTAGCTGCTACATCAGCATAGTTTTGTAAAACATACTGTAAATCTTGTTCTAAAAAATCTGAAAATTTAGATTCATCTTGTATATCTAATTTTCTGTTATAGAAAAAATGACTACGATTTGGATTTACTAAAACAGAATCTCCTTCGCCTTCTTCTAACATATTATTTATAATACGATTAGCATCATTTTGACTAATGCCCATATCCTCCATTAAAAGGTTTGCAAATTGATCTTGATTTTTACTAATAGCAACTGCATCCCACATTCTAGGAAAATAATTTTTTTCTTTATTTGATATAATTCCTCTATTTAAAAGTTCTGTTCCAATCTCATCAAATAGCCCTTTTAGTTCAGTTACTATAATATTCGTAGTATCTTGATTTAAAAGACGATCATTTATAAAAGGATTTAATCTAAAACTTTTATCTTGATTTTCAAAATCAACATCTTTAATTTTTGCGCCTCTAAAAGAATTAACAATTATTTTTTGATTATGGGCTGATAAAGCTCCATGATAATTAAAAGCTGCACTATCTAATATTGTATGTATTCGTGAAGACCAACCTGCTCTTATAGTAGAAAATGTTTCATAAAAATCTTTTCCAACTCTATCTACAGTAGGACTTGTACTAAACAAATCTTTATATGTAGTATCATATCTAAAACTATTTGTTAATTCTTTTAATCTTGGAGACTCATTTATATAAGCTTTAAACCTACTCATGGGTCTTCCCATATAAAAATTACCTGAAGTTCTATGTATTAGCTCTGATAATTTTCTGGGTAAAAACCTTCTTAACTCAGGGTCTTTAGAAGCTCCATCTAATAAACCTTCTATTTCATCTGCGGTTTTTTCGCCTAGCCCTGCTTTCTCTGATGTTTCTTCAGCAAGTTTTCTATTTGCTTGAGCTTGAGGCGTTGGATTATCTATTTTATAAACAGCAACATCATCTAATATTTCTGTATAATCATCTGCCGTTAAATCAAATTCATCTAAAATATCATCTAAAGCTTCTTGTTCTTGTGGTGTTATTTTTTTTCTACCACCAGTATTAAGAATAAATTGTATTTTTTCTTCTACTGCGCCTTCTGTTAAATTTCTATTATTGTTTAGCTCTGCTGCATTTTTAAACGGAGTCCATTTATTAACAAAAGAATCTATAAAACCTTGAGGAACTTTTTCAGATTCATTTGAAAGCCATATAGAATAATCATTAGTAATATCATCTATATCATTTGTATCTAAATCAAAAGAATCTTTTATTTCATTTATAACTTTAGTGTCCTCTGGAGTTTGCTTATCTTTACTTTTAATTTCAAATATTGAAGTTAAAATATCATCTGCTTCTTCTGGGCTAAGATCATATTTATTCATTACTTGATCACGAAAGTTTCTTGGAACAGCATTACTTTGCTTCCAAGTATTTGCAGTTTCAGCAGCTAACTCCTCTGCTTCTGGATCACCTTCTGATCTATAAGAAGGGTCTACATTATCACCTATTTTATCTATTACTTTATCTTTAGGTTTATTTTCAAAAAAATCTTTAGTTAGTCTATAAGCTCCCCCTGCTGCTTGAGGAATATACTTTGCTCCTGCTCCTCCAAAAGCTCCACCTGTTGCAGTAGTTAATCCTAAATCCATAAGACTATACTTGTCTTGAAGACCAAGTGCTAAGTCTGTGTTCTGTCTTGAATGGCTTTCTAATGCTCCATACATAGTACCGCCTATTACACCATTCTTAACTGCGGATTTAGTCATTTCTCCAGAAGCTAATCCTGCAAACTTACCAAGAGCAGTTCTAGTTGCTGCTGTTAATCCTGCTCTAGTTGTTAAAGCTCCTGCTGTGCTAGTACCTCCAGTAAAAGGAATAGATATTAAAGCTCCTAAAGTAACTGGATCAGAAACAATATCTACTCCAATATCAAATAGAGCTTCTGCATTTTCTTTTAAACCTCTGGTGTCTGCTTCAGCATACTCTTTTCTTATATAAGCCCATGCTTTTTTAACATCATCAGGAGCATCGTTAATATTCCAAGCTAAAGAACTTAGACCTGCTGTATTCCATTGAGAATCTCTAATAGCTTCTATAGGATCAGACTTTGCATTTAAACTTCCAAAGCCTGTTATTTCAGAACCTTTATTAATATTATCGCCTAGCCACCCCAAAGCTACTTCAGCATTTTCTAAAAACTTTTTATCTTCTCTTAAATCTGAAATAGTTTTTTGAGTTATTTTTTTCTGCTCCTCTTTATCTATAGAAGGAGTCATAGAATTATAACTTTCTAAAATATCAGAATAAGAATTAGATTTTTCTAATGGCATTATTAGCTCCTAAATAGCTTTCCTAAATCAACTTCACCGTTTTGATCTTTAAACTGTGGCCCTGCTTGATCAAGAACATCCATTAAAGACTCTCTATACCTAGAATTTTCATTTACTTCTTTTTGCATTAAGTTTAATAAATTTCTATTATTAGGATTAATTAAAGACTCTATTAAATTAGGCATATATACACCATCTTGTTGTTGTCTATTTCGTACAGTGTCAAACTCTTCTTGATTTTCTGCATTATATTCAATACCAACTGATCCTGTTTTTAAAACATTTATAAAATTAGAATTATTAATTGTTATAGGTCTAGGAGAAGCCTCCATAGCTACATAAGCGTGTAGTAAATGTAAAGCTCCTGCATTTTCTCCACGCATACTTATTTGTTTTGCAGGATTGTATTCACTAAATCCTACGCTAAACCCCAAAAAACCATCATCATATTCTGCACCAGATTTTATTTCTTGTGCAAGCATAGCTGACGCTAAATTAACAGCATCAGTATCAGTAAAACCTCCTCTTATTTTTAATGATTTTGCTAATCCTACACCTGCTCTATGAAATCCTTCATTAATAGCATTACGTTGTTCAGCAGTTAATTCTTGGTCACCTGCCATTTCAGTTATACCTAAGAAAGCATTTTTTACTTCTTCTATTTTATGTGGTCTTATTGAAGTATCAGCAAAAGCAGCAGTAAGAGATTGTGTTAAATTATTAGTAAATGTATTTAGTTCTGTACGAGTAGCAGTTTCTCCTAATCTTTGTTCACTAGGCATTTCGCCTTCTTCATTATAAGCTGTAAAATCACCAGAAAGCATTAACTTACCTGTAGTTTCTGCAATTACCTGTCCACTTGGATCAACAATTTGTTGTGTTCTTCTAACTGCGGGTACTCCGTTTAAGTCTACATTTGTTGTATTTTCAATTGTAATTTGGTTGCTATCATATATTTCTTGAGATGTTGTATCAGGATTAGGAGTAAATTGTAAGTCTCCTTCCTTATTTGTTCTTACAGTACCAAAAAGAACTCGTTGATATTCAGAACCATCAGGCTTTGTATATGTTAAAGTATACGCTTCTCCTAACCCAAAAGTATCTTTTAAAGGAACTGCTTTAGTTACTTTGTCTGATATTTTATATTCACTATTTAATACTTTATCAGCTAAATCAAGTGCATCATCTATACCTAATTTATTTGTTAAAGCTAATCTGTAAGCGTTCATAGCACTAGCACTTCTACCAAACTCACTTTCTTCTAATCTTTTAGCAAGCATATCGCCAGTAATTTCTGGTGTATTTTTTCTAAAAGGACTAGTCATTACATTAAAAATAGCAGACCCTACATTGTCTGATCTTCCATCATTTAATTTTATAAAATCTTCAAAGTCTGCTTTATCCCAATCGGTAGTTAATCCGTGCATACGACCTTCAGTATGTAACCTTACTAACTCTTCTCTGTCTTGTTCTGCTAAATCTCTAGCCCAAGATTTTGTATAAAAGTTTCGTGCATTAGCACCTAATTGAGCAATCATTTCTGCTTCTTTCATTTCTGCTGATTTATTTACAAGATAGTCACCTATACTAAGGTTTAAAGATTTTGCTTCGTCTATTTCTGCTTGATACCTACCAGAAGTTTCTTCAGCATCAGAATAATTTATCATTTGCTGCATTACATTTTCGTTGCCACGAATAAAATCTTCATTAGCTTCTTTTAAATTTTTATTTATTTCTTTTATTCCATAAAGCAACCCTGTTGTTCCAAGAGCTTCTAAATCTCTTCTTTCTCTTCTTCTTTGAGTTCTACGAGAAAGACCTTTATAAGTATCATCTATAGACATTTTAGTTCTCCATACCTAATAAATTATCATTTGGATTAGCAAGCAAGCTGCTATCTAAAGATAAATCTTCTATTTTATTTTGCATATCAGAAGGTAAAGCAGATAATGGATTTTTATTTTGAGATGACATTTCTTTAAGTTTTTCTCTGCTTCTTTTGCTAACATCTAAATCTCTTTGATCATCATCTTCACCAGTATAAACTCTGTAGTCTATACCTGCTCTTTCTGCTAAAGCCATTATCATATAAGACAAAGGCTCTATTAGTAACATCATTAAATCTGGATTCCATTTACCTTCTGAAAATCCTTTAAATAAAATACTCTGTGCAATATCTACAACAGGTATACCACTTCTAACACTTTGAAGTACTGGCATATAAACTTCAGGTTCTATTAGAGTAGTATATAAATACTCCATAGCTACACGCTGTATAGTAAACTCAGGAGCTTTTTCCCAAGGCCACGGACTATCAGGATCATTAGTTAAGGATGAACCCGGAATTGGTCTTTTAAAACGAGTAAGTTGTTTTAAATGTTCTTCATTCATTTCCATTATGTTAATCCTCTTATTTTATTAACCCATGTACTTTGAGGTTGATAAATATAATTATCCATTAAATAAGCTACATTACCGTATTGTGGCATACTTAATAAAGGAGAAGCTACTAGCTCATTAGGAGAAACTTGTGGAAGAACAGCAGCAACTTCACCCGGATAGTAACCTTCTTCATCTTGTGGTTGGATGGTACTTTTAACAGCACTCCAAGCTGTGCCTAAAGGATCGGCTGAAAACTCTCCTACTTTATCTTGAACTCTAGATACTACAGCATCTTTAGCACCAACAAATGTATCTCCTATTTTTCCTAATAAACTTTGTTGTTCTACTGGTAAATTAGCTAAACCTTGACTAGTAATCTCAGTTCCAAATGTAGGTTTAAAAGATGCTGCATAGTCACCAGAAGTAACTAAATCTTTTATTTGTGCTGTTCCTAATTCTGGATCAAGAAAATTACTTGCTAATTTTTGTTGATCAGTAAGTAAAGAAGAAGGTGGTTTAGCAAATATTTCTCCTGCAATACTTGTACCTTCTCCAACAGCCGGAGCAGTTTTAGGTCTTAATCCTAAATCTTCAGCTTTGATTGTATTTTGTCTAGACATAGTATTTACTATATTATTAGTAGATTTAGTAATAGCATCTAAACTACCAAAACCACTTCTAAATGTTTCTCCTGTTAGTTTATTTGCTTTAGCAAAAGCTCCATCTGCACCAAAGAAATTAGTTGCTGCGTTCTCTACATTAAAACCTAATTTACTTGCAGCAGTTTTAGCAAACTCTCCTACATGATTAGAAACAGCAGAGGATACAGTTTTAAAAGTTCTACCCGCCCAACTAGCAGCATCGGCAGCACCCTTTATAATTGTTCCGGCAGTTTTAGCTAACATATTAGTACTATTAGCTAGTCCTGCTCCAAAGCTTCCTAAACTTCCTAGAGTATTCCCTAGCATTGTACCAATTCCCGGTAGCATAAAAGACATAGCAATTTGACCAACTATTCCTATTTTACCCATAAACTTGCCAACTTTGCCGACAACCTTTTTTATTCCTCTGCCAACTTTCTTAACAAATTTTTTAATTCCTTTAAATATTTTTTTAAAGAATCCCATGATAACTCCTTATTACTATGTAGTCTTATTAAAAATACCATCTACTAAATTTATAAGTGCTGAATACTTACTAGACCTTTCTTGTCCTTCATTAGCAAGTGAAGTGGCATACAAAGTTGTTTTTCTTTGTTGGTCATTTTCATAAGCTGTTCTTAAATATGTTGCTTCATCTCTAAGTTCTTGCCAAATAAAAGATTGATCTGCTGCTGATATTTGAAAAGCTTTAGCTGCATTTTCTTGATTAGCAGCGTTTATAGAAGCTGTATCTATAGTATTTGCTTTTCTTCTCCATTCAATATTAGATTGTTCTACAGCTTGAGCATTAGCAGCATTCCATTGTTCTCGTTGTAAATCAGCTTGCTCATTAAATGTTTTTACTTGCATATCTATTTGATTATTAAACTTTGCAGCATCTATAGCGTTACCTGCATTTATAGCTGCTACTCTATTTTCTTCAGCAATATTAAACTGCTCCATTGCATTTGATTGTGTTGCATTAAACTGTTCAATTTGTGCAGCTAAACTTTCGTTAAACTGATTAACTTGATTATCTGATGTAGCATTAAATTGTTTAGAGGCATTAATAGCTGCTTGATCAGATAATAGTCTTTGTTGCTCTACTTGTGTATCAAGTATTAATGCTTGCTGCTCATTATTTAAATTAGCCATATCTCTACTTAAAAAGTTTTGTGCTTGAGCAATAGCTAATTTAGTTTGCTGATCTGCGGTAGCCATATCTAAACTAGCTAACGCTGTAGCATCTTGCATAATACCTTGTTGTCTTGCATTAAAGTCTGTAAGAGTAGCAGTTTGCATAAAACGACTATTAGCTAATTCAACTTGTTGTGCATCATTGAATTTAGTTAAATCCATTCGAGCTACTGTAGCAGCATTTTGAACTGCACGTTGTTGATCTGCATTTAATAATGCTACACCCATTCTTTCAGCAATTTGAGCTTGAGCTAAATTAGTTTGCATTCTCGCATTTAAATTAGCTAGTTCAGTTTGTTGCGCTGCTGTCAGTTCTTGTGCTTCTGCTTGATTCTTTGCAGTTAAATTAGCTAGTCTTGTTTGCTGTTCACTACTAAGATTAGCAAGCTCCATTTGTTGCGCAAATCCTGCATTTCTAGATAAGAAGTCTGCTGCTACTTGCATCTCAGCAAGACGCTCTTGGTTTTCAGCAGTAAAATTTGCTTGTTCAGTTTGATTCTTTATCTGTAACTCAGCTAATTCAATTTGCTGTTCATTACCTAAATTCTGTGATCTAGATGCAGCTTCATTCTGTGCATTAAGTTCAGCAGTTCTTTGTTGGTTCTGAAGATTTTGTAATCTAATTTGCTGTTGTTGATTAGCAGATAAAGTATCTCTTTCTTGATTAAACTGACTTTGGAGAACATTTAAGTTCTGTGCAAATTGCGCTGACTGCGACTCTGCTGTCTGACGATTTGCTAAGTTGTTCATTCGCCTAGTAGCATCTAATTGAGCTTGTTGTAAATTAGCTTGCTGTTCATTAGAAAGATTTTGTGCTGCCCTAGCTTGTAATGCTTGTGCATTGCTTTGAGCTATAGGTATAGAGCTTTGTATAATAGCATTAAATAAAGCATCTCTACCTACTGTAGAAGCATCTAAACCTCTTTGAGTCATTCTTTGATTAACAGCATCATAAGCAGGTCTAGCCCATTTAGGTATATTACCAGACTCCATACCTGCTAAAAGTGTTTCCATTTGTGAAGATACTAAAGCTTCTTGAGGTAACGCTGCTACTGCTGCTACTACTTCAGGAGCTTCATTATCTATTTGTGCTTCTACTGTAGCAGGGTCTTCTACTATAGTCCTTGCTAAGTTAGCAGGTATATTAGCTGTCTCTGCTGTAAACTGAACTGCTGCATCTTTAGCTGCTGTACCTGTAACTTCTCTGCGTTTATAAGATTCATAGTCTATAGTGTCTGTAATTCTAGCAGCTTCTCCATCGGCTGCTGTTTCTGTCAAAACTTCTCTAGTTTGTTTTTCAGCTTCTTTAGTTGGTGAAAGAGTAGCCATTCCTCTTGGTTCTACTTTTTCTACAAATGCAGTATCAGACAAACCAACATCTGTTGTTCTTCTACCTAATCCAGTTTTTAGTTGATCTGCACTAAACTGTGCTGCCTGTGTTCTTTCAGATAAATTTGGTAATTCATCTACTGTAATAGGTGGTCTGTTTCTATTCTGTGCAAACTGCGGAGTATTTAAAACATTTACTAAAGCTGCATTATAGTTTGCAGGAGTTATTGTTCCTGCTTGAAGTGCTTTATTTACTATACCTGTAGCAGCGTTAAAATCATTATCATCTACTCCTGTAGGTGCTTTTATATCTACAAACTCATCTACTGTTTCTATATCTGCGTCTTTTGTTATTCCTGATTCTATATTTAAATCTTTTGATACTCTATCATCAAATAATAAATTTGGGTCTACCCGTGTATAATCTTTTAATATAGCACCGGGAACTTTTTGTTTAGATTCATCTACGGCTGTTTTAGGATCATCTACTTTACTTAAATTAATATCATCCATTTGAGCTTGTTGTGCTCTATTTAATAATGTAGGTCTAGTAGCTGCTTGAACTCCTCCTACTCCTCCAACTGTTGCAAATGGATCAGTAACATCAGTAGCTCCTGTATTTGCTACTTCATTCTGACGTTTTAGTTCTGCTTCTACTTGTGCTACAGTAGCTCCAAATTGATCAGCAACTTGAGCTGAAGTTATTGTTCCTGCATTAAGAGCATCAACTACTTGTTGTGTTTCAGCCTGAGTATATCTACCATCGGCAGGTATAGCTGCTATATCGGCAGCAGTAGCACCGGAAGGAATTACTTTAGGCATAGGATAAACACCAGTAACATCTTGAGCATCAGTAGCAGCTTTAGCATTAGCAGCAGCTTGAGCATCAGCAGCAGCTTGAGCATCAGCAGCAGCTTTAGCAGCCGCAGTATTTTGAGCATTAATAGCTGCTAAGTTTTGATTAACATAATCTGTAGAAACACCATACTCTTTTGCAAGATCAGCAGCAGTTATTCTACCTGCATTAAGATCAGCAACAGCTTTATCTACATCTGCCTGAGTAAAAGATTTAGTAGGTACATTACTAGGTGACGGTGTAGTTCTTGTATTAACATTTTGGTCAATAGCTCCAAGAGCTTCTTGCCTATCTTCGTCAGTCATACCACCAATTTGATAAGAAACTCTACCACCTTTACGATAGTCTACTCTTTTCTTGTATGCTCTTTTTCTAGCCATAATTATTTCTCTCTTTGAACACCTTTAACCTTTTCAAAGGTTCTTAGTCCACCTAGACCAAGCATACCTAGAAGAACAGGCATCATAGTTTGTAAATCAATTAATGGTATAACTATATCTGTATCAGTTAATGCTAATGCAAAATTAGCAAATGGGATTATAAGAAAGTTACCGACCATACCTAAACAACAAGACCATCCTATAGCGGGTCTCCACCCTGCTACAAATAAACTGTTGTGTGCTGCTTCAGTTTTATTTATTTCTAATTGAGCTTGTATAGTTGCTTGAGCGTGTTTCTCGCTCATGGTTGCTATTTCATGTGCCAACAGTGAACGCTGATCTTTATCTTCTATAAACTTATCTAAGATGCTTGATACAGGCCCAATTAATTTATCTACAAGTCCAATCATAATTTATGTCCTTTTAAATTGCTATTGCGATTCCAAGAAGTATAACGACTACAACACCTGCATAGACTAATACTCTATTATCTAAATTAGAGGGCGAGTCTAGTTTATCTTTAGTGCGTGTTAAAAATCCTTGAAACTTTTCTAGTAATGCGTGTAGTGCTGTCAACATAGTTATTCTCCCCATCCCATATAAATACCAACCGCTAGTGCAGTCAGTAACGCTGTTGTTACCATTCTAGCTATAGTCTGTCCTACTGTAGTTTTAGTAGCTCTCCAAGAGTCTAGTAAACTTCTAAGTTCTTTAACATCATCATAGGCTTCTTCATCAGACAAACCTACTTCTTTGAGAGCTGCTTTAGCTCCCTCTTGGGCTGCTTTATGTATAAGTAATTCTAATTCCTGTTCAGTCATCATTAACACTTCCACCGTTTTCTTGCTTGACGCAGCCTAGAATTAGGGTTCTTAGCAGCTTTAGGAAATTTTTTCATCTGCCCCGCAGAACGAGCACAGAACGACTTACGCCTCTTTGCGTCCTTACTACCTTTCTTAACCTTGCCCGTAACTGCTGTTTGCAACTTAGAGCCGGGATTATCTCTACGGTATTTAGCCACGCCCTTCTTGGTCATACCTGCACCAGATTTAGTTGGACGCTTATGACCACCTTTAATGGTGTGGCCTTTCATAGACCCTTTTTTCTTAGTTGCCATACTACTTATCCTCACTAAATGATAAAAGTTCAAGAGTTATATTAGTTTTATAAACATCTAAAAGACCTATAATAGCTTCAAGAGGTACACCTCTGTCTGCTTGAGTAACAAGATAATCTACTAGTTCTTTAGTGGCAGTTTCAATTAATTTATCTTTATTTTTAGGATTTAAATAAACAATGTTTTCCATACTATTTGTACCACCTTGAGTCTTCATCAACATTAATATGCTGACAATGAGCTTTAATGTCTGGATACTCTGGCTGATTACTTAACCTTTGAGCAAAGTACAAACATCTATTTATATCTTGGAAACAAAGAGCTTGCTCACAAGTTTGATCTACTCTTTGACCGCCTATAGTAACTATTAAAATAAATAAAACTTTCATAGTTACTCAGGCTTTTCAGGCCAATCATCCTCTGTTAAGTTATGTGGGAACTTACTGTGTGCAGTTATATCCCTTAATGCTTGCCTATAAGTAGCCCAATCAGAAGACATTGTAACATCTGACAACCCCATCCAATCTGTTTCAACAAGTAACCCATCACGTTGAGACCTAACTGCCGCAGCAGCATCAGCATCTAATTTAGCCTGATAAGCTGCTTCATGTTCTGCTTTAGTTGTTGTTACACCATCAACAGTAGTGTTTTCAAACATATCCTGCTCAACCCAAGCTTGTACCCACTGATCTTTAGCATTTTGCTCAACACCATTTCGTACAACTATTTTATAGGCTCCACTTGCTGAAGGTTGTGGAGTTTCAAAAACTACATCAACTCCTAAAAATTCATATGTTGCATCATCCCAAACTTTAGGAAAAGAAGTATTAGCATTAGCAGCTATTAGTTCTTCCTTAGTTTTAATTTCTCCATTTGATTGTAATCTGTATTCGTTTGCCATTGTTATCTCCTACGCCAAAGCTAAATATAAATATTTTCCACTACTTGCATTTAAAGCATCGGGAGCGGAAGAAGTTATTGTAAAACCTGATGAATGAGGGTCTATATAATCTGTATTTGTAACTGAAACAGCAGTACTATTTATAAAAAAATAAGGATCATTACCCGATACAATTCCGCTTGTAGAATCATAGACGTACCAATCACCACTAGCATCAGTTCTTTTAATTAATACAAATCTTGCAGAAGCACCCAAGTCTGTGACATTTAAATCATTACCTGTTCCTGTATAAGCCCCTACTTTTGATATTCCTGATAATGAAGCAAACATCAACATAAGGTGTGTGTCACCACTACCATTAGTTTGGGCTGTTCCTCCCCAACCGCCATTTAGGGTGACAGTTGTTGCTGAAGCCGTTAGTCCATCAGCCCCAGAGTATGCTCCATTAAGATTTAAATAAAGCACATCACCATCAACATCAGAGTCTCCCGTATTTTGATTAACCCCCCAATGCAAGGCTTGATCTACATTTTTTATAATTACTAATTCAGGAGCTACTCCTAAGTTATGATTAATTGTTCTAAAAGGCGAATTACTTCCATTTCCTTCGTATACAACCACATCAAATACTTTAGGGTATCGTTTAAAAAAATAATTGATAATTGAATCGCCAGAACCATCTAAGCCGTATGCTGAACTTCCTGAAACAGTAACACCATCCATATCATAAGAATCTAAACCACCATCACTACTAGGTTGAGCATCCGTAGCACTAGTAAGTAGGTATCTTTTACCTCTCAATCTATTATAAAGAAGCGGATTGTAACTACCTTGATTAGTTGCTTTGCTAAGATATAGATCAGGAGAAAAACCTACCCCTGTTATACTTGCAGAGCCACCGCCACCTGTTCTACTTATTGCTTTAAAAACATCAGTACCCGCAGAAGGTTCTTTCATAGGGCCACGACGGATTGCCATGTAAACAAATGTTTGCGAGCTTGAGACAAAAGCATTATTTGTCATTTCAAATCCTTGATTGGTAATATTTATTGATCCTGCTCCAAACGTACTTTCAGCTCCGTTACTATCAGCCAAAAGATATGCAGAGCCACTACCATCTCCTCCTATAAAACCTCGCATATTGTCAAAAATCCACCAATTACCTGACTGCGTACTCGTTGCATTTTTTAATAATAAAAACTGAGGTTCAAATCCAACATTAATAGTTTGTTTAGCAGTTCCACTCCCAGTAGGCGTAAATGAACCAGTTTTTATAATCGCTTCATCACCATCATCACCAAAGATTTGTGCGTCTGAACTATCACCATCAGCAAAAAGATACGCTACAAAAGTGTCTCCATTGTTATTAGTTTGACCATAAGTACCGACACTAAAAACGCTTGACGTTGGTGCTGTGTTATTCCACCAACCTCCACCGCTACCACCATCATCACTTTCTGCGCTTGTATCATTTAAGCAAAGAGCTTTGCTATTACCTAAAGACTTATGCCATACACGCCATTTGTACCCGTTTGTAGAAGTCATCTTGACGAGTATCATGCCGGGAACACAACCTAAATTGTGGCTTACAGTTTTGCTACTACCTGTTCCTGTATAAGTAACAATATCAAAAAATCCTTCTTGTTTTCGGAATGTCCAAGAAGCAATATTACCTGCATTTGTAAATGTGTTAGCTTCAGTTGTAAAACCATTGGAATTAAATGAATCCAAACCATAAGAACCGGGGTCAGCAGCAGCATTAATTGAATCAGAATATATAACACTATCAACGCCACGAATAGTATCTTGATAACTCCAGTTTTCAGCACTATCTCGCCTTCTATAAATAACCAAACCACCTTCACCAGAAAGGTCGATACCGTTATTTACAGTAATGGCTGAACCTGTACCAACACTAAGATCCGTAGAAAACACATCTTCCACATAAACCGAATCATCACTAGCAGAACCCGCAGCAGCGTGTAATAATTTTTTAGCTGATCCTGACATACTATTTTATCCCATTGCTTGTCCGGCAGTAAAGCCGTACCAAATTGTACCACCATCATTAGTTAAAAATACAAATACATCAACTCCTGCATTTGATGAAGTTAATGTAGGTGCAGTTGCAGAAGGCCAATCAACTGTTCCGGGCCAAGTAATTGTTCTAGCTGATGAATCTTGAACTATTTTTAATGTCCATATACACGCTTCAGCAGGAGGATTACTAAATGTAAAAGTAGTATTTTCAGTAAGAGTATGTAAAAAATTTGTACCATCTCTTAGATTTACAGTAGTTGCATTAGAGGAAGATGTTACAGTTACAGCTTCTTCATGTATACCACCTGTAAATCTTACAACATTATTAGCATCTGCTGATACAACTTTAGAAGCTTGTGTACTTCCTAATGTTGTTAAATCTAAATAATTTAGCTCTGCTGTAGTTGCTGTAACTCCATCAAGAATGTTAAGTTCTGTTGCAGTACTTGTAACCCCATCAAGTATATTAAGTTCTGCTGTAGTTGATGTAACCCCGTCAAGTATATTTAGTTCTGCTGCGGTACTTGTAACCCCGTCAAGGATATTTAGTTCAGCAGCAGTTGATGTTACTCCATCTAATATATTAAGTTCAGCAGTAGTCGCTGTAACTCCATCTAATATATTAAGTTCCGTAGCTGTTGAAGTAACTGCTACATTTTCATTAATCTTAGGGGATGTTAATGTTTTATTTGTTAATGTATCTGTACCTGTATCTGTAACAAGATTAGATGGAGGTAAAATGTCTGATAAATTAGTCATAGTTTATGCCTCGGGATTTGTAGGCCAATCGCTATCTTCTAAATTAGGCCAGTTTGAATGCGTGGGTAAATCTCTAAGTGCTTGCCGATAATTAGACATAGCATCTGTCATAGTGACATCTCCCAAAGAATAAAAATCTGTTTGAGTTAATAAATTATTTCTTTTTATTCTTTGATTATCTGCTTTTTCTTCATCTGTTCTTGTGTCGGCAGGAGCAGTAAAGTTACCATCAGCATAAGACCAACCTATACCTCCTTCTGTAGCTTCAACAAGATTGTCAGCAAAATCTAATGAATCAACGATAATTGTATTAACTACAACACCATCTTCAATAACGTGTGCTTTCATTAGGCATACTCCTTCACAATAACTATTCCACCAGAACCGGAACCACCACTTCTGTTTGAAGAAGGATGACTGCCACTTCCGCCACCTCCTGCACCATAACCACCCGCAGAACTACCACTAGCAGTTCCTGATCCACTTCTACCGCCACCCGCAAAAATTGAATAACCACCTGTTCCACCGATGTAGTCTGAGGTGCTACCACCTGATCCTGCACCACCGCCACCACCATCAATGTTTGGTAACCCACCAGAACCAGTACCACCTGCACCGCCATCCGGATTATTAACATCTCCACCAGTACCGCCCGTACCTCCATTTCCTGTAGCGTGTGACCCAAATGATGAATTTCCTCCGTTACTACCACTTGCTCTGCTCGTACCACTACCTCCTGCACCAATAGTTACAGTTTCAGAAGAAATAGAGCTAACATCAATTAATTTAATGGCAGCACCACCACCGCCGCCACCACCAGAACCAGTATATCCTGCTCCTGCACCACCACCGCCACCGCCACCACCGACAACGGTTACTAATACTTTTGTAATACCAGAAGGTTTTGTCCATGTACCTGATGATGTAAAGACTTGCATTGATGTAAAACCACCACCTCCTCCTGCATCAGCCCAAGCTATATCTGTACCATCTGAAGTTAAAACTTGATCGGCAGAACCTTTTGTTAAAATAGCAGTTGCACCAGAAGCATTACCATAGATTAAAGAACCTCTTGATAGAGCATCTAATTTATTAATTTCTGTTGCATTTGCAGTAACACCATCTAATATATTTAACTCAGCAGTAGTAGATGTAACACCATCTAATAGATTAAGTTCTGTAGCTGTAGCAGTTACGCCATCCAAAATATTCAATTCAGCAGCAGTACTCGTTACACCGTCTAAGATATTTAATTCTGCTGTAGTACTTGTAACTCCATCTAAAATATTAATCTCTGTAGCTGTAGCACTAACAGCAACGTCTTCATTTATTTTAGGAGATGTTAATGTTTTATTTGTAAGAGTTTGTGTTCCTGTTGTAGTTACTGCATTACCACCTTTACCACCAACCTGTGCGTAAACCCTCCAAGTGCTTCCATTATAAACAAATTGAACACTAACTCCAGTTATATCTAATACAAAATCAGCAGCAGTACCATCAATAGTTTCACCATTACGAGCAACAGTTAAATTATTAGTACCAAAAGCATCACCAGAATCAGCAACAATAACTTGCGCTCCGGCTGATGGTGAAGCAGGTAAAGTAACTGTAAATGCTCCACCACTAGTATTAGCAAGAACACCTTCTAAATCTTGAGTTGTATAATTTGCAGTTTTAGTAACATAAGTTACTCCACTTGCTGCGGGTGCAGCCCAAGCAATATCAGTACCATCAGAAGTTAAAACTGTACTAGCACTACCTTTAGTAAGAAGTGCTGTTGCTCCACTAGAATTTCCATAAATTAAAGAACCCCTAGAAACTGCATCAAGTATATTAAGTTCAGCAGTAGAGCTTGTAACTCCATCAAGTATATTTAATTCTGCTGCTGTGCTTGTAACTCCATCAAGAATATTTAATTCGGCAGCAGTACTAGTTACACCATCAAGAATATTAAGTTCTGCTGTGGTGCTAGTCACCCCATCAAGAATATTAAGTTCTGCTGTTGTAGATGTTACACCATCAAGAATGTTTAATTCAGTAGCGGTAGCTGTTACACCATCTAAAATATTAAGTTCTGCTGTAGTAGCTGTTACACCATCAAGAATATTAAGTTCGGTAGCTGTAGCAGAAACTACTACATCTTCATTAATTTTTGGAGATGTTAGTGTTTTGTTAGTCAGTGTATCTGTTGTTGCCTTACCAACTAAAGTATCTGTAGATGCAGGTAAAGTTAATGTTACATTACCTGAATAAGATGCGTGAGGAGATGATTGTAGTTGAGTATAATGTGCATTACTTGTTTCACAATAAAACTTAACATTAGATACTGAACCTGCATTTTTTAATACAATTTCTCCAGATTGAATATCTACATTACCATCTAATCTAACTACTCCTGTTCCATTTGGAGTTAAAGCAATATTACCATTTGATGTAGAAGTTAAAGCATTTCCATTAACATCTAAGTCACCACCTAGTTGTGGCGTAGTATCTTCAACTACATTTGAAATAGCTCCTGATGAAGCGAGTCCTGAAACTAATGTGCTTCTTGAAATTTTCTTTAGCCCACCACCAGAAGTATCTACTGCAAGTAATACATCATCATTAGCTACTGTAGATATTTCTGACAAATCTCCTACTGCTGTAGGATTAAAGTTAGTACCGTCTGCTATTAGTAAATGTCCAGATGTATTAGTACCCATTACAAGATCATCACCACTAATAGTAAGATCACCTGTAACAGTTAAACTTCCACCAATAGTATCTATGGCAGATTCAAAATAAGTTTCAAAATCTGTTAAAGCTACTTGCTTCATTGTGCCATTGTCGTTTACAACAACACGATCTGCGTCTGCTAATGTAGTAGATGTTGCAGATGTATCACCATCCATTATATTTAATTCAGTTGTAGTAGCTGTAACACCATCTATAATATTTAATTCCGTGGCAGTTGCAGTAACCCCATCAAGTATATTTATCTCTGCTGCTGTTGCAGTAACTCCATCAAGGATATTAAGTTCTGCCGTAGTTGCAGTAACTCCATCCATTATATTAAGTTCTGAAGCTGTAGCAGTTACTCCGTCTAATATATTTATTTCTGCTGCTGTTGCACTAATAGCTGTGCCATTAAAATTTATAGCATCTAAGTATGCTGTACCATCTACATATAAATCTTTCCACTCTTGAGTAGAAGAACCCAAGTCATAACTATTATCTGTATTAGGAATAATATTACTGTTTACATCTGCACCAAACACAACATTGTCATCTGCTGCATCTCCTAAAGTAAGAGTACCTCCATTAAATGTTGTAGTGCCTGTTACTGTAAGATTACCACCAACAGCTACATTACCTGTAGTTGTAATACTATCTATATAAGCATCTTTAAAATATTTACTTGATGTTCCTAAATCTAAATCGCTATCAGCATGAGGAACTAATGCACCATCTTGTAATACCATTTGTTTTGCAGCAGCACTAGAAACTTCTACATAAAACTCCCAAGTATTACTAGTAGTAAGAATTTTATTTAAAAAATCTTGATCACCAATAGTATGAATATTACCGCCTTCTCCTGCTGTACCATCGTGTCGATGTCCAGTGGTTCCACTAGAAGCATACGAAAAAGCTGTTAGTAATTGATTAAATTCATTGTTAAATAAGGCAGCAGTAATCGTATCGCCATCTGAAAAACTGCTTTGTCTAGTATAACTTGTAGCCATTATTATCTCCTACCAGAAGGTCTATAATCTATATAGAATCCATTTATTGAGTACGGTGCTTTTGTATCTTCACTAAATAGTTTTAAAGCTACATTATGTCCACTTCCTTGTACTGCCTGTCTAACCATTGGGTCAGTTGATGCTCCAAATACTCCTGTACCAAATGTTGCTGAACCAAATATTGTCGGTAATGGTATACTATCTAAAGAATACGATGCAGGTTGAGGTTTATTATTATCGTCAAAATCATAAGAAACTTTTAAGTTTGGTTGTATAGAACCTTCAGGTGTTAAAGACATTTTTACATAGTGCATTGTCTTTAATGTTCCTGCATCTCCAAAATCTAAATTTGGTGTTTTATATCTAGCTTTTATATTTGTTTGTGTTCCTGCCGGATTAAAATCATTTCCTGTATTATGGTTATAAACATAGCCGTCTTTATCGCCATGATAAATTTGCTCTACACTATCGTTATCAAGTCCTGATGTAAACCCGTGAGCTTGTATTCCTTCTGTTTCTGACCACTCAAAACCTTGAGGTGTTATAGTACCTATAATACCTTTAGAAGAACTAGTTGCCCCTACAGAAGAACTATAAAATAATCTGTATTGTGATTTACTTCTTAATACTGCACTTGTTATTATATAAGAATCTATAGAAGCTGCAATATCAGATATTATAGATTGTATTTGTCTTGATACAGAACTTAACTCTACGTCACCAATACGGGCCGTACCTGCAACTAAACGTAGTCCGTCAGGACTAAGAAATAAAAGATCACCACCTATTTCCTGAATACTATGTCCATCTAAGCAACCTACGTTTTTAGTTATAGGTACAACTGCAATAGAATTTGAATCATTAATATTTACTAATTTATAAATACTGTTTTTACAAAATATAATTAAATCGCCACGGAAACTTCTAAGTCCTACTACTTGATCATCTAATACAATACTTCCAGAACCAGTAGATGAAAAACTATTAATATCACTTGTTCCACTATAAAAGATAGTATTAGCTGCCGTAGCTGCTCCTGCCACTACTAAGTGTTTGTCGTGTATTGTACAAACTTTTGGATAGTGTGTTCCACTAACAGTAACTTCTTCATAAAAGAAAGTTCTAGTATTTAACGCTCCTGAACCTGTCATTTTAAATATTGCAGGTTTGCAACCAGAACCTTTATCAGTAATTACTACTTCACCATAAGTACTATCGCCTTCAAATAAAGCAAATGTAACTTGTCCTTGTGTTGTTCTAGCTGCTACACTTCTTCCTGTAAATGTAGAATAGTTATCGCCAGAGCCACTTACGCTAGAACGATTTATTTGTAACCAACTTGTTCCATCTAAACTAAAATATAAATTAGTTCCTGATGCAGCAATCACTCCATCTGCATATACAAAAAGACCTAATATGCCATTTGAACTATTAGGTCTTGCTGCGCTACCGCCTCCAAAAAGAGTATAGCCATTTATTCTTCGGTAGCCACCATCGGGGTCAACTTCAAAATTTAAAAGCTCCGTAGCAAATCCGGGTTGCTGAAGCATTTGAAATTGATTTAAATTAGTATTTAATCCACCTTGACAAGATAATCCAAATGCTTGCATTTACACATACCTAATTCTATCGTCAGATATATAAGTTGGTGTTGGGCCTATAAGATTTTCTTTCATACTCTTTAAGCCTTTTCTATAATCTTCTAAAGCAAATGCAGCCATTTGAGGGTTATCCTTAAACTGATGTGCATAGTATCTTGCTTTAGATAATACTACTGTTTTGTAAACATCTGGAAAAACTACAGCGTCATCATACGCTGATAGTTGTGTTGGTAAGTCATATGCAAAATACCAAACCTTATAAGCTTTGTCAGGTATAGGACTTAATCCAAACTTTCTACCATCAGGACTTCTTATTACATGGCGGGGTTCACCACCTACAGCTTGATCTGCATCATCAGCATTTTCTCTAGTCCTTCTAAAATCTTTCCATTCTTCTATAGTTACAAAACTTAAATTCTTAGAAACATAAGGAGCAGATTCACCACTGACTCCTACTGTAGTTAAATAAAAATTATCCCAATCTATCGACAAGTAATCATCTTTTAATGCTGAACTTGCTGCTTTTAATTCATACCATCTAGTTGCTGCTGTTGTTTCAACAGAAACATTTCCGTACATTGGATCGGTAGCACCGCTTTCACCTACAGATAAAAAAGGCCACTGAGGTTCTTCGTTAACTATATCTAAGTATGCACGATTAACGCAGTCTTTAGCGTGTTGTTGGATTCCAACCGCACTTGCAAAATTAGAAGAGGTAAGTTGAACCTCATTCAATTCTATAAGTAACTCATTGGTTAGTTGTAGAAATGTAGTAGCCATAATTATTCCATAAACTATTTACGATTTTTAAAAATACGATCATAATTTTTATCGTATTTCTTTTTATCTTCACCTTTCATATATGCAGCACGAATTTTAACTTTGCCATTAACATTAAACCGTACTGGATTTTTTTCACTTCCTATTTGTGGCATACTGTATTTCCTTACCTATTGCTGTAATACATTGTGATTTCAAAACCAAGTCTAACATTTTCATAAGTAGGTTTAGTCCACATAATAATTACCTCCATAATTAAAGGGGGCATATTTCAGCCCCCAATAATATTTAGTCAATACCGTAGAACGCAGAAACTAATGCTTCTGGACGTAGTACTTTAGCTCCATATACATGAAGACCTCGTACTATATCACCAAAGCTATCAGGATCACGAATTACTTCAGTACTAGTAATAGTCTGAGCAGTTGCAGTAGATGACATATGACCTGCAATACACTTACCTGCTGCATTAGAAGTAGCAGCTATATTGTTAGTCTTATACATATCAAATCCACGCAATTTACCAGAAGATACTAGTCCATTACGGATTGAACCTTGACCTGCGTTGTAATCAACAGATAGAAGCTTAGAGCTACTTTGAACAAGCTGCTCATAAAACTCTGGATTTGCACAGAACCATCGTCCTTCTTCTGGAACATTTTGCTCGTCCAATAAACGTGCCATGTGTGAAAGCACATCAATAGGATCATGCTCAGAAGCTGCAAAACCTATATCTAGATTACCAGTACCATCAAAAGTACCTGCTGCTAGATCAGTTGCGTTGTCAGAACCTAATATATGATTAGGGCTAGAAGCTGATACACCACTAAACATAGTAGCAAGAACACCTTCATCAAACGCATCTTTGATTGAATAAGCTGCTGAAGATGCAGCAACGTCACGGAAGTTAACGTGTGACATATTAGTTTCAATGTCATCTACGATAAACTTAAATGCGTTTGCTGTATCAACAACCAAGTTAATTTCTTGGTCTGTCAACTTAGTCGCAGTTACGTCTTGTCCCCTTTCATACTGATAAACAGTAATTTCAGGTTCTTTGATAATTCTTACAGAATCACCATATGCCGAAATCTCTCCCGCATAATCTGTATTAGTAATTGCTTCTACTACAGATGATTTTCTAAAAAAGTTTAAAACAGTTTTAGAATAAATTGCAGGTAAGAAATACGAGTTTGTTTGACCCGATACGGAATTTGCAAAGTTTGCGTTAGTATCCGTAGACGGTTCAAAATATTGGTCAGATTGATTATAAGCCATTGTAATATCCTCTCAAAAACTTATTTCGCTATTCTGCCTTCTGCCAATGCTTGTTTGATTTCGTCTTCATACTTATCAAACTGGTCAATAGACATCTTAGCAATTTCACTTTCTGTCCAAACTTTAGGAGCTTTCGCATCCACCGCAGTAGTTTTTGTAGACACCATATCGGCAGCAGACCTATTCTCCTCTTGCTTGGACTGCCTCTTTTGTGGTGGCTGATTTATTCCCTTTTCCATTTTGTAAAGGTCAATAGCACGACTAGCTAAAGTAGCATCACTATTGTTAGCATAAATCCATTTTTGTATATCTTCAGGTTGTTCTTTAGCCCATTCATGAAAAGCATCATCACCCCGTATATCTTCAAAATCTGGATGACGTTCCCTAAGAATTGTTTCAGCCTCTCGTTTCATAATGTCAGCTTCCCGTTCTTGCAAAGCTGTAAGTTGCTGTCTTAGTTCTTCGGTTTGATTTTCACTTTGTAAATGAGCTACAGTTTCAACTGTCTCATACAAGTCTGGATTTTTTGCTTTGAACTCCTCTAGTTCTTCTAAAGTTTTAGGAGCCTGATACTTAGGTGCTTTTTCAGCAGCCTCCGCAAGAAGCTCTTGTTCCTTTTGTTTGAACTCAGCAATTCTATTATCGTAATGTTTCTTTAGGTCATCATACCTTTTCTTATAATTAACATCTTTAGATTCTTTAGCAGGGGGCTTTTCTGATTCCTCAGAAGGCGTAGCCTGTTGTTCTTCAGATGGTGCAAAAAATAAACCATCAGCACTTTCCATTCTTGGTTTATCAGGAGTGTGCCAAGCTTTCTTTGCATTATAAGGGTTAGGTGCTTTTTCCTCCACAGGATTAGTTTGTGCTTCAGCCATAATACTTCCTCCACGGGGCTTGTAAGTTTTAAAAGGTAGCCATTACAATAAATTATTTGTACGGATAATTTATAATGGTGCTTTTACTTCAAGGTAGCCGTTATCGTTGTCTAACATTTAGACTAGGCATTTGATTAGCAGATAACATTACTTTATTCATATCATCTTCTAAATCAGTATCCTCGTCCTTCCTCATTAAACCACCATCATAAGCACGTTCAGCTTCATCCATCATACGTTGAAGTCTGTCTGCACCTATTTGATCAGTGGCCTTTTTGGTCATCACAAATTCACCGTCAGATAATCTAGCGGGTATTGAATCTGAGACTCCCGTTCCCGGCCCTTCAACTTCTCCAGAGCCAGTAAACTCAGAAGCCGTTCCTACAACTTTGTCAAATATCATACTCAGTTGAGGATCGTCTTCTAAAGCGTTCATTAAATATGTTTGTTCATCATTTGTTAAAGCTTCATTCATTACATAATCTATATATTTATCTTCCATTTCATTATCTGGAAGTTGTGAAGCTTCTACTGCTGCCATTTGTTCTGGTGG